TGAAGCAGAATGTGATGCTCCATCTGTCCATCCATTAGTAAATAACTCCACTCCAAGAACAGGCTCATTTACATCTATGATGGCAGGGTAAGTGTCACTTAGGTCTGATTGGAGGACTTGTTCTATCCTGCAAACACTTATTACGCAATCACCTTCATTTTGTGTAATAACAAATGCTTGATTACCTCCTCCTCCTGTACCATAAAAAGTATGAGTCCCTGCCTCAAGATACATATATGTACTACCACCTTGTCTAAAATTACTTAAATCAATTTGTATTCTTGGAGTTGCATCGTTAGTAATCTCATCTATAGTTAATGTTAATTTATACAATACGCCACTTGTAAAAGTTTGCTCTGTAGAAGCATCAGTCATTGGTCTGAATTTTCCAGAACTTAAACTTTTGTCATATCTTAATTTCCCACCACTAATACTCATTCCATTACCAATCATTTTCCAATGACTGCCTGTTTGATTACTTGCTACATCAGTTTGAAATGTTGAATCAGTAGTAACTTCTTGCAACTCTTCTGAACTACTCTCAAATGCCCCCATGTCATAACCTGCAACCATTTGCTGTGCTTCAACTGCACCACTTGCAGTACCATCGTTTGAGTTAGAACTTGAATCTGCTATAGTAGGATATGCCTTACTTGTGTCATCGCCCATTCTGTAGTATGCTTGTAAGCCACTAAGTGATGATTCATCATAAGTAATGCCTTGCTGATAGATAGCGTAGATTTCATCTGCTGATTTTTCTACATTGTACATACTGACTGATGACATACTCATTACACAACCATCACCAATCATATCTAAAGCAAATTCATCTGTGGTGGATGAAGTTCCTTTTGCAACTCCATTAAGATATGATTTTATGTTACCACTTCCATCTCTTGTAAAAACAATATGACACCATTCATTATGAGGAACAGCAGTTATTATTGCTTTATAAGTTCCATTAATTCTAATAGTTACAAATCCATTAGAATCTTTTATTAAGATATTATTATTTGCTCCTGTAGAGTCATTAAATATTGATTGATAATGTGTTTCTGTATCACCATTGAACCACCAAGAAATAGTAAACGCTCCTGTAAATACTTGTCTTGTAAATGAAATTTTATCGTCTGAACCATCAAAATCCACTACAGAAAATCTTGTGTCTCTCATGGGAGTATAGCGTGATTTTGAAAACTGCTTTATGGTTTGAGCATCGAGGACTGTTTGGTAAAGTGATACATTAGAAATTTGACCTTCAAATATATTTGAATCACTTCCATTTGCACGATGTTTTCCTATATAAAATTCATCTACGCCTGTTACATTTGTCCAAGCTCCATTATTTCCATCACCAGAAGTAACATTTATAGATTGAGAAACTCCATCAATATATATTTTATACTCACTACTATCTCCTGTAACTGCTACATGATGCCAATTCCCATCAACTAATATATTTCTACCACTTCCTGTAGTTGCAAAACCTGCCCTACTATTAGTTCCTGCAACAGTTCTGGCAATAACGACTAACTCATTACTTACAAGTCCTGTACTGCCATCACCAATGGCAATACCAAAATAACTATCAGCGTTAGCATCTCCAAACGTAATAATACCCTCTCCATCATCTGCCGAGTTTTTTACCCAAGCACAAACACTTCCTGTTGCTGTTGCAGTAGGAATTGGAGATACTTGCACAAAATCATCACCACCATCAAAATCAGTATAGAAGTCACTTCTGGCGATTGAGGCATCTTCTTCTGGTAGTACCTTATCCCCTGCTCTGAGCCATAGTTTAAGGTTGGATGCTGAGTATTTTGTTAGGTCTACAGGTTTAGAGCCAATCTTTGCGACATCTGAGGCACTTAGGGCAGTATTCCAGATAGCAACTTCGTCAATGAGTCCGTCAAAGTAATTACCATAGCCTCTATAACCTATTGAGGTTATTAAAGATGTTCCTGTAGTGTATTTATCCCAAGTATCACTTAATACTTCTCCATCATTATCAATATATGCTTTTATTGTGTTGTCACTTGTATTTAAAACCACAACTACATGATGCCAATTATTATCATTATATCTTGTTGAAGATTTGACATTAGATTGTCCTGTGCTACTATTATAAGTATGAGCTTGTATTTTCCCACCATTTGTAGTACTACTTGCTCCACTAAACATTAGTATTTGAAATTCATTATTAGAATTTTCAGCATTACTAAATAATCCCACATTAGAACTCTGTTCCCCACATTTAAACCACAAACTAACAGACCAAGATTGTCCTACATGGCCAATGGTGTTTAATTGTGGATTACTTCCTAAATCTAAATAATCATTAGAACCATCAAAATTGAAGGAATACTTGTTGGGAAAGCCGAGGACCTTACCTTTACTTAATAAGTTACCTAGTCCTAACATTTAACCAACGTAGGCTATGACTTTACCAGATGCTAGTGTAAACCCTGTATATCTGCCATATAGTATTGATCCTGCAGGAAAGGTAACTGAATCTATTGCCGCACCTGCGTTAGAATCGATTAAAGTGCCTGTTCCTGTATCGTCTGGATATAACTGTTCTGTTTCTGCTATAAGTCCACCAGAACCAGATGCGAAAACGCTATCTTCTATAAATTGTATTGCTACAAATACACCAGAACCTGCTCCACAAGTACACGCTGTTGTTCCTGTGACAAGTATTCCACCGCCTTGTCCTAATGATAAATTGTTGGCCTCATTGACCGCATATTGTCTTAAACTCATCTTGTTGTTCTCCTATTCGTATGCCTTGCCGAGCCAGATAGTCTCATGGGCATATCGGTTAATTATTTTTTCTTTTTAGCTTTAGGTTTCTTTTTGATTTCGTTACCATCNTTATCACATTCCTTAAATCTNTCTTTTAAAGACTTTTNATCGTGGTTNNNNGGATCGTATTCAATAATNATTCCATTTGGNTTTTTATAATATGACATAATTTTTTCCTTTAGTTAATGCAGGGGGCAAAACATCGCCCCCTAACATTATGACAATGATTAAGAAACGTCTGANAGTATATAAACTCCGAAAGCATCCTTAATNTCTACCTCACCCCAGAAACCTGTGGCAACGTATTCAGTTGTTCTGAAAGATGCGTTTCTTTCAGTTTCAATGCGAAATAGACCTTCTGGTCCTACTGCAAGACCGATTGCTCCCTTAGAGAAAGCAAATCCTGCGGCATCATCACTACTATCAACACCAATTTGATCTGACCAATACACATTAAAACCTGCGATTGATCCTATCATGCCAACATTCATAGCTTCTTCACCTTTACTGCCCATAAGACTCATTGGTTTAGCGTTTGAACCTGTGACTGCATCATCGTGCAATAAGCTAATAATTCCCTTATCTCCCCACACCTGTTTAGGATGAAGAACTAAGTTGTATGGAAATGGTGCCCCTGCTGATCTTAGTTGTCTCATTGAACCAAAAATATGCGATAATGCTAACGCACTACCTGCACCTGCTTCAGTCTGTGAGAAACTTGCTCCTAAAAGAGTTAAATCAGCATCAAGTTTTGCAGAAACTGCATTACCCATGATGTCACCGATATTACCTGTTAAATCCTCACTATTACCCATTCTTGCAAGGTCTGATACATCTGCTCTGATAACATGCTCAGAAACAGTTGCACTTCTTGCGGCTGTTGTAATTGAGGTTACTGTACCCTGGTCTACACCATCGGCTGTTGCCGCCGCCGCACTTGATGCAACTTTAGTATAGTCTGGGAATTGTACTGTGATAGCACCCTTTACTGCTTGTTGGACAGTTACTAAAGGGAACATTACATTTGAGTGATTAAAGGCTATTGTAGCATCACCAATGGTTTTTCCTAAACCACCAACCGCTACGCCTGTATCTGTTTCAGCCATTATTCGGCCTCCTGTTTATTTTGCCAAGCCTTTTTAAGCGTACCTTCACCCCATCCACCAAAGTATTTTTTAGTAGTATGGGGTTTTCCTTTACCAAGATTAGTTGCTCTTTCCTCGTAAATATCAATCATATCTTCATAACTAACTGAACTACCTTTGTAGGTACACTCAGCATCTGTTCCACCATCAACAACATCTGTAGTGATGTCATTGTTAGGATCAAGATAGTTTTTTAGTCTATCCGTCATTTCTATATGCTATTTTGATATTCCCAGAGGTCTGTGGATTGTTGGCCTCTTTATATCCTTTCGGATCAGTAGTTGCCCATTCTTCCATAGAACTATAACCCATCTTTGTACCAGGAATAGAATTGTCTACCTGTTTAGGCTTGGAATTAGTTATTACTTTATCTACATGGACCTCTAATTTATCTAGAGTCAATCCATTGTATATCTCACGATCATCTTCTGGCAACTTAGATAGTAACGAATCTCTCCGATTTACTTGGTAATCATCCCAAGCTATTGCCTTTTTTTGTAACCCCTCAAGTTTCTGGTTCATATCGGACATAATCTTTTCGTATTCGCCTTTTTCTTCCATTTGCTTGAGTTTAGTAGCCTCAGAATCTGCTTTATTTTGTTTATTAATAGAGTCTAGCTGTGACTTGAGTTCATTTTTCTCGGCAACCTGTTCCTTAAATCGTGCATAAGGAACTGAGTCAACGATCTGCTTTTCTTCACTAGCAGGAGTGGCATTCTGTTTTACGTCTTGAATTTCGACTGTTTCGTTTTCCATTTTAACCTCTTGATTGAGTTAGTTAAATTATTTACCTATCCTAAATGTGATAGGTTTTTTAGTAGCAATTTTTATATTTTTACCAAATTGCTTATCAATTCTTTGTATAGTGTCTGCTGTGATTGCTCTGGTAATCCTTTTATTAAAGATGTACCAATCAGAACCTTTTTTAAATCCAATTCTTTGTAATTCCTGGACTCTTCTAGCAAACGTACCAATCAATCCAATCGTTACGCTGTTTTTACTTGTCCCCTGTACTTTTAAAGCATCTAGCATCTTTCCTGTAAGTGTAAGGTTTACAAAACCTGTCTCTGTACTAGATTGAGATTGTGCCGCTTGTCTTGAACTTTTAGCTGTAGCATAAGACCTAGAGTATTTGCCTGTTAATGCTCGTTTCTCTCTGATTTGCTCCCTTACTACAGTACAGGCATTATCTCCGATAGAATCCCATGTTTTTAAAGGTATATCTACTATTTTGTCTGGGTTTAGTGGTTTAATTTTCATCTAGCTGTCTATTTGCCTGTTTGCCTTTAAATTGTGACTGCTTTGTAAATGGTAATGCCTCATGTCTACAACCGAAGTGAGTACCACTATTAAATGATCCTGGTGATTGACTATCAAATTGTGCTATGGTCATTGGTCCTAATGCTATTAGTGTTAAACACTCATCACTTGTTCTGTTATCGATAGGACCAGACCAGATATATAGTTTTTCTTTTGGTGCGTTGTTTGCCATCTCTCTAGTAACATTTCTAGAGAAGTTTCTAAGTGAATCATCTACTAATGCCTCTGCTTGTGATGGTGTAAGGCCAAATGATTGCACTACGCTTTCAAATTCACTAATAGGTAAGTCACCTATAACTGATTCAATCATCAGTTTTTTCATTATATCTATCTTATCTTTAATCTTGTTTTGATATACGATAAGGTCTGTTCTTATTAAGGACTCTATAACTGTTTCAGATATATCAGCAAATGACTGCATATTCTTTAACTCTAAAGCGTACTGAGTCATTAAGAGTTCTAACTGTCCATTCATTTGCTTACCAACAGCTTGATTAAGATCAAGGTCTAGCAACTCTTTAACAATAACATCATTAGGTACGTTAGCTTTATTAGCTTTGTTGTATATCTTGATTACAGAATCCTGCAACTTTTGTATAGCTATGTTAAATTGTTCGCCTGTGTACATTAACTTTGTAATATGCTAAGTAGAGGTGACTCTGGTTGCTCTTCTTCTTGGAGTTCACCCATCTTTTTCTCTAGTTCTTCTTCTAAAATATCTGGATTAAAATATCTAATTAATTCTTTGCGGCTGATTAGGTTGTTATCCATCATAAACTGCAACCTATCTTTTTCTTCTGACCATGTAGTTGGAAACCCTGCCTCTTCAAAATCAACTGCATAAGACTCAGATAACCCTTTACCTTCATGCACTTGTAATATGGTCCTATCTATTTCATACCTAGAGTGTTCAAATTCTTTAAAGAAAGGAATGTCTGACTCTCTTGATTCTAAGTTCTCCATTGATAATATTTTTAATGCCTCACCACTTGGTGGTGTGCCACCTTCTCCCCATCTAATAGATAGTGAATGGTTTTGACCTACTTGATTGACCATCATCTTAACAGATTCAATCATATCTCTAATTGATCCTGGGGGTGATACATAGTTAAAAGATCCACCTTCTGGTAATACTAGGACTCTTTCAATACCACCTTTAAGATTAGGTATTTCTGTGTCTATTCCTGTGATAACAGGTTGTCCTAGTGCATACCTAGTTGCTAATGCTATTTCAGTCATAGCTATACTTACCTGTAGTGCCGCTCTAGCTACATCCATAGAATCAGATTGAAATTGTATCTTAGATACAGGCAAAATTTGGTAAGGGTTAATCATATCTAGGTTATCCCCTACAGGCTTTATTTTGCCATTCATATCAAAGATAAAGTGCATCCCTTGCTCACCATCTCTTGCCTCGGACCAGAATACAAACTGCCTATTACCACCAGAGTTTTTACCTATTTCATAACTAATGCCATAAGGATCAGTCTCCCCATTGTTTAAATAGTATTCTTTAACATGAGGTAGTATGTCGTATTCTATACGCTGTTTCTTTTCATTGTATTTACTTCTAAAATGACACTTACCTAATAGCCAACCTATCTCACTAAACTCTCTTATCTTAGAATCTAAGTGATGTGCTTTTTCTAGGTACTCCTCTGATATTTCTTCTGAGCCATTAATTAATCTTATTGGTGGTTTTTTATATAGCATCATCCTGCTACGAGCAAAACGAGGTACTACACGCATCCCAAAAGGTGGTATCTGGTTTAAAGTTGTGCCTGGAAACCATTGCTCTAGATGTGTGTCTAAGTTTCTGTTATAATAGAAATCTAAAGCTGTTTCTTTTTCAGCTACTTCATTCTTTGCCATGTAATCCTCGGCCTCTCTTATTGAGGCCATTACTGCCTCTTTGCCAAGATCGGGGAGCATTATTTTATCGTGAAAATCCATTTATAAACCTTTAGGATATAGCATATTCATTTGCCTGTATATGATTGTGTATTATTTCCCCTACTTGTTTTTTATGCTTTAGGTCTAAACGCTTACCATAGTAATGCAAGAATACAATAGTAGTAATCATTCCTAATAAGATGCCTAATAAGAAACCTACCATGATTTACTAGCCATTGTTTTTTTACGTATAGGAAAGAGGTAATTAATACCATACCCTAACGCATCAGATAAGTGTGTTTGTTTTATATCTCTCTTGTCTATGTCTCCAAGTCTCCAAGTGTTCTGCTCTAAATCCATTACTAGATTAGGGCAATTCTCAACACTAAAGTTTCCAGAGCGTATCAGCTTATTAACACTAGCAACCCTATCTCTTACAGCAGGGTTACGTCTTGGTGCTTTTACTTTAAAACCAAAGCTACGCATGATCTCATGGTCACTTTGAGTTGCTGAACTCTTTCTAGAATTACCACTAGCATCACAAAACAAATCACAATCTGGAAAGTCTTTCTTAATTATTTCTGCCATATCATAAGTGTTTACATTGCTTAAGCGATACTCTTTGAATACATGAATCCAACCATTGCCAAGATAGGCTGCTAGAGCCGAGGCATAGTCCACATTGTAATCCTGCATGATAATAACAGGTAGGTCTTTAAGGTCGGACCTTTCACTAATGTGTTTATTCCTATCAAAGTCTTTATATACTCTACCTTGTGTTAGATTAACAAATTGACCATGTACATAGGCTTTTATCTCATCATCTGAGTAAGCTGATAGTAGGTTTTGTTTGTATTCTTCTGGTAAGTGAATGTTTTCTAAGGTAGAGCCGATAACAATACCGATGTCTATATCAGTACGATTGCTCAACTCATAACCCCAATTTAATTGCTCTGGTGTACCTGTTAAGAATACTTCCATGTGCGATGCCTCTGGATGCCTTACCCTTGCAATCATTTGGTCAAATACTTCTTTCTTTTGTATAAATGGCTCATCTATTCCTGCCCACGAAAGATTGCTTCCTTTTAAAGAATCGGCTTTATCTCCCGATCCTAACCAAATGTGTCCATCCCAATTATGGATATGGAAATCGTTTTTCATTTGGTTATAAGTGTAATCTATTCCTGTGCGGTTAAGTATTTCCTTTAAGGTTATGACTATTGTTCTCTGTGAAAGTCCATGTGATGGACTCACATACATCCCAGGATGTGGAGCATTGATATAACTCAGATATATAGAGCGTAAAGCACCAATGTAAGTCTTTCCACTTCCGTACCCACCGATGAGAACCTTGTAAAATGTTTGTAAATCCCACCATTGTGATTGATGTGGGAGAAAATTCTTTCTTTGTATTTTGAACTGACTCACTCAATGATTAGGGTGTCCTTATGAGTGATCTCTTTGGTTTCTTTTGCTTTACCTTCTGTACGATCACTAAGATAATTGACAGCCCCTAAACTGCCATTCATAGCCATACGATATACCTTTCGTATCATTAATTCTTTTTTAGTCTTTTCATCAACTTCTTCATCAAATACTTTATTTATTATATCAGCTAAAGCACCATTCCTTCCATGAGGATTAGGTGTATCACCTTTTTTAAATTGAGTTTTAGGATTGCCAGATGTTTTAAATTGACCATTTGCCCTCCTTTTAACCTCCATTTCTTTACTCATACTCTACCAATGCCATTACTAAGGATTTATTTAGTTTATCCATTATCTTCTTCACATTATCTGAGTCAATTTCTGGTACATCAAACTCCAATCTCCAATTATGGGTTACCTTTAGGTTTTTAATCCCAACTAACTCAACATTTAATGTGACACCCTTATCTTCCATATTTAAAAAGCTGTAGCTACAACCGATTAGTTAGTGTTTCCTGTCTATCGCCCTATGCACTATAAAGTGACTTATTGTTGTTTTTTTGCGAGTGAGGCACAATAACAAGCCTCTATATATACCAAGAAAAGTCAACTAGTTTTAAGGTGTTTTTAAGGTGTTTTAAAGTAGGGGATTACTATAAACTCTATTATTACTAGAGTTAAAAAATATAAAAAAGTTTTTAAATGTCAACTTAGATACTTAAAAAAGTACTAAAATCGTCAACCATTTAATTTATGTATTATATCAGTTATTATATCGCATGATCTATCTATTGTTTTAGCTACTGATTGTTTACTTATGCCAAAATCATGCCCTATTTGAGTATATGATTCCCTACCTATGTAGTATTTAGCCATAAATATCTCTATTTGTCGTGATGTTGCGTTTTGTGCGAATAAGATACCTGCTAATAAGAGATTTATTTTATCTACTTCTAATTCCCTTACTTGCCATCTTTCTTTGTTATCATTATCGTGTCTGCCGCATAGTTCACATGGTTCTATTTTGTTCATTATTACCTTTAGTATGTGGAAAAAAGGTTTTGAGGCTCGACTCGCCAAAGCATTATACATCTTTCAATAATCAACAAATTTGTTTTACAAACCTGTTTAAAATATGATTATCGGTAATGTGAGCCTCAAATGTTTAGACAATTTTTTTTATTTTGATGATTCGTTTTGAAAATATTGAAATATTTTATCTTGCAGCTTATACCCTTCTTCTACCTTATAAATTCTGCCATGACCTTGCTTTGAAAGGAAATCACTACATTCTACTAATAATTTATGATATTCTTTTTCCATATTATTCCTTCTCCTGTTTATTTAAAAAATAAGCTAATCCATCTGGTGATATATCTACTAAATGCCCAAATATTGGTGATTGATTCATTATTATAGGTGCATCATCATATAGGCATTGTGCAAAAAAAACAGCAGTATCTTTATCACCAAACCATTTATATTTGTTATTTATTTTTACTTTAAAAATTTTAATTCTATTTATCTGCTTTGCCATAATAATCCTTAATTAAGTTGTATAAATTTGTTCCAATAAAAAACCATATCATTAAGCCTATAGGTATAAGGACCAGAGCCATACCTAACGCTAATAGGTTTATAATAATCTCATATAGGTTTATAATAATCATAAGCAAAACTGACAAATCTTTTGTTTTTTACCATATCTAGGTATGTGGTTATAAGTTAATTGTCTTTTTAATCCGCTTGTCTTTCTTTCAATCTCCCAGACACATCTACATCTAGGACATAAAAACAATTTACTATCTGTCTTTATAGGTGATTGTTTTCTACCTGTTCCTGTAACCCTATCGCTTACCTTTACTTGATCTCTAAATAAACTCATGCTTTAAACCCTTCCGCTATCATTTTAGTTAAATTATTAATTTCTTTTTGTTGTTCTGTTTGTACAGGTGCAGGTTTAGATACACCTCTTCTGTGTTTATACTCCCATTCTTGTAAAAACTCACCCCCACAGCCGCAGAACAAATCACTACCACTTAAACTATTGTCTACTACCTTATCAGTATCACAATCATCACATATATATTTTTTCTTTGTTTGTTGTTTAACAGGGTTGTTGTCATCTTTTATGATTTCATCTAAATATCTCTTTTGATTAAACCATGTTGATAAGTGTGGTAAATACTGCTTTTCCTTACCAACCCATGAACTAATATGTGTTTGTACTATGGTAATAAGTTCTTGGTGTGATTTATCTTTTAAGGCTTGTTTGTATTTAAGGAAAGATATGTGTTTGTTTTTCTTAACAGGATATAGTTTCCAAATTTCATCAAATTCTAAACTATATATATTTGTTCTTTCTTTCTTAACATTCTTGTTTTCGTATCGGTCCTGTATCGGTGCTGTACCTACTTGTGTATCGTTTTGATTTTGCTCTATCTGATAAGTTCCGTAATTACAGACACTTATAAGGTTTTGTCCTGTACTCGTTTTTACTTCAATCATGGAACATTTTTTTAACAAAATTAAAAATCGCTGTACTTTCCCGATGCTCCAACCCCACCTTTTAGCTAGGTATCTAAATGAGGCATCTACCTCACCTTGCTTTAATAAGACCTCTTGGCCTTTTATAAATTTTGTTCTTTCAGTATGTGTAACCATTAGCAGTATATCTATCCATGCTTTTAACTGCTCTGGCTTTTTCCAAATCCAATGATCCTGGAGTTGCCTGTGTAATTTTATCCAACCGCTACTCATCACAGTCCTTTATCATTTTCATTACTTTATAGGCTACCTGTGGCACTATAGCGTTACCAAGTCCTTTGAGTCTTTGCACTCTTTTTGTTTGTCCTGTTGCAACTCTTGGGATTCCTTCTGGTTCTCTAATCCAATATCTGTCCAACCTATCGGATAACCCATTAGCCACTCCACCCACTCGCTGTTTAGTGTTCCTTTCCCCGAATTTCTCACTTCCTCGCAATTCCCTAACATCCTCTGCATTTTGCCTTTTGGTGTTCCTGCCGCATCCTCGTTTGCTGATGGAGT